TTTCATTATGATATGCTTGAAAATAAGTTGATGTTTTTGTAACATTATAATTACTTCCACCATCTGTACTAAAATTTACTGTAAAATTAACATTATCAGTTGCTGGGTGTATGTTTATAAATTTAAAAACATAGGAATCGTATGTGCTATCAATACCAGATGTAAAATCTATTGTTGCACTTGCACTTGCAGTTTGAGTTGAAAGTAATGTTAGCTTTCCACTTGGTACTGCACTATCTAAAGCACCATTGTCTATTAATGTTGTTCCACCTGATACTACTGCCATTATGAATCCTTTATTCCGTAGAGTTTAATTGTACCAGCATCTATGTTGCCAGATGACATTTTGAACTGAATAGCATTTATAGAACTTGTGGTGTTAAAATATCCAGCTATATTACTATCAAATGCGTAATTACCATCTTGCATTAAAGATGTTCTACTCATAAAATGTTTTACAAATGTTGTGCTACTAGGATTGTAAAGAAAAAGTGTTCCAGCAGAATTACCATCATTATCACTTGATTGAACATGAGTTAATCTTTGAAAGCTAGTAGATTGAGCTAAATCTTTATCAGTTTCATAACTTACTGTACCTGAACTTCCATCTTCTCCATGCACTGCTCTAAAGAAAGTAGTTGTCATAGTAACACCATAACTTGAACCACCATTTGTACTACCTTGAAAAGTAAAATTTACTTGGTCTGTTCCAGCATGAATATCTATAAACTCAAACTTATAAATTGGATAGGAGCTATCAATCCCACTTGTAAAACTTACGTTAGCTGAACTTGATGCTGTTTGTTCAGATATTAAAACCATTGAACCTAAATTAACATTAAATGCACCAGCATCTAAAATTGTAGTGCCATTGGAGATAAAAGCCATGTTAAATCTCCTCTAGTTTAAACTTATATTTTTTGCCTGATTTGTTATTAACAATAAATAGATCGTCAGAACCCTCTTGAATAGTCCAGTTACCTTTAGTGCCATCTATAGAGTTACCCTCTGATTTTGCTTCGTTAGATAAATGTAAGTCTCCTGTGTATATGTTTCTCCAAACATTTCCTGATGCTCCTAAATCATAAGCATCATTTGATGCTGGTTCAATATTGCCTGTTACATCTATACCAGTAGATGTGGTTTCTAATTTTTTAGATGCGTTATGATAAAGATTTACTGCACCATTATCATTAAATTGTGCAAGATTATTACCACCAGCATCTCTTAAAAATATACTTTCTGCATTTGGTGTTCTTAAAATTAAATCTCCTGTTTTATTTTCAATAATTGAGTCTGTTGCATTATGGAAAATTTCTAAATCATTTCCTGTTCCAAATCTTGCTTTAACATTGTCGTTAAAATCAACTCCTGTAGCACCACCAACAGAAGTAACACCACTTAAACCAGAACCATCTCCAGAAAATGATGTAGCTGTTACTGTTCCTGTTATATTTACATTTCCTGTGCCTGTAATATCAGAACTGTTTAAATCTAAATCTGCACCTAATTGTGGAGTAGTGTCACTTACTAATTCTGTACTAATAGCTGTAACATCAGAATATTTAGCAAGAGGAAAACCACCTGCTGTACTACCATCATGTACAACTAAAGTATCTTTATCAGTATCTACAGTTACTTCTCTTACAGCTCCTGTAAATGTAGAATGTTGTGCTGTAGTTCCACCTCTAAGTTGAAGTCGTTTTGCCATTTTATATTTGTCTCCTTAATTTTAAATTGTTATACATATTTTTATGTTATAGTCCACCAAAATCTAACTGAAGATTTGTGCCATCTATAGTTCCTATATTATTTAAGTTATTATCTTGACCATCTAAAGCACTGCCTAACTGTAATGTGCCTGAGATGTCAGCATTTCCATCTATGTCCAAACTATCTGCTTGTAATTCTCCTGTAATATCAACACCATCTGATTTTGTAGTCAGTTTTAAGTTGTTGTCATAACGCAAAGCTACTGGGCCATTCTCTGTGGCAGTAATCATAAACTCACCAGTTGCACCATTGATGGAAACTGTGCTTCCTGTAATAGCATTCCCATTGGTATCTAAGTTGCCACCAAGTTGAGGTGAAGCATCATCAGAAACATTTGCTATTCCTGGTGCTATAGATGTCCAGGAAGTTCCATTATAATATTTTAAAGCATTAGCTGTAGAGTTATATGCTAAATCTCCTTCATCTAAACTTGTTGTTGGATCAGCACTACCAACTCTATATCTTTCAGCAAAAGAATTTACACCAGTAATGTTTGAAGCAACAGTATTAACATTTGCGATTGAACCACCTACTAAACCAATATTAGTATCTGCTGCTGCAACAGTTGATATATTATTGGTTGGTGAAATTTGTCCAGCAACAGTATTAACATTAGTAATATCATCAGCTACTAAATCAATTTTTGATGTACCTGGTGTGTCAGTTACTGAATCTGTAATTGAACCATTATCTATAATGTGAGTAAAGTTATTACTTAAATCTTGACCAACAATATTTATGTTACTTATGTTAGTTGTAATTGTATCTATATCATCAGCTACACTTGTAATATTAGCATCATTAGCAGCTACAGTTGTAATATCTCCAGATATACCTGCTACAGTTGTTACTTCAGTTGCTTTAGGTGTTAGTCTATGAAAAGTATAAGTATTTAATGTTGTAGTTGTTTCAACTAATACACCATAACCTGCTGATAAAACTGTAGAACCACATCCAGTAATAGTAACAGTAGATCCTCCTAATGTACCACTTGAAATAGTAACTGTACCTGCTGTTGGAGTTCTTGTACTTGCAATTTCTTTAATTGAAAGAATTGTACCTGCACCATCATTAACATCTGGATTGGTATTTGGAAAACTTGTTTCATCTGCAATAGCAACAAAACCACCAACATCATCTACTAAATCTACAATTCTAGCATCTATAGCAGCAGTTGTTGCTACATAAGCATCAGAACCAGACCAAGTATCACCTGACGATATAGTTTCAGAACTATCTTGTCTAAAGTATCTTCCATCAGAAGCTGATGTAGTAAAGAATGTAGTATCACCTGGTGTATGTCCAGATTGTTCTGCATTAGTTACAATAACTGCATCTGCAATTTTATCTGCTGTTACTGCATCATTAGCAATTTTAGAAGTAGTAATATTGCTATCAGTTATTTTTGCAGTAGTAACTGCATTAGAAGCTAATTTAGCATTAGTGATTTGAGAATCAGCAATATGTGCAGTATCAATAGATCCATCTACATAATGTTCACTATCAATACTATCATCAGCTATTTTAGTTCCATCAACTGCATCAGCAGCAATTTTAGCTGTAGTTACATTAGCATCTGTAATCTTAACTGTAGTTACTGCATCACTTGCAAGTTTATCTGTTGTTACATTTGAATCGGCAATTTTTGCAGTAGTAATATTTGAATCAGCAATTTTAGAAGTTGTAATTTGTGAGTCTGCAATATGAGCTGTGTCTATTGAACCATCTACATAGTGTTCTGAGTCTATACTGTCATCTGCAATCTTAGAACCATCAACAGAGTCTGCACCTAGTTTAGCATTAGTTACAGCAGCATCATTTATCTTTGCAGTAGTAACAGCACTATCAGCAATTTTAACTGTGGTTACTGATCCATCTGCTAAAGTTGCAGTAGCAATTACACCTGTTGGTAAAGAATTATTTGTTTTTGATAATCCACCAATATAAACATTGTCTATTGCTTCATTAGATAATGAACCACTATCCCAAGTTACATTGATTGTAGTATCTGTTGAAAAAGTTGAAGAACTAATTGTTCCATAAATTGTACCAGGAGTTGTTGCAGTTAATTTAATTCTTCTACCTTCATGGTAAATTGGAGTAACATCAACACCAGCAATTGTAAAAGAAGTATCTGATGCGTAAGCAGCAGTATAAGCACCATCACCATCTCCATATTCTACCCATTGAGAATCATTATACCATGATCTAGTATTAACCATTAATGCTCTAATGGCATTATTTAGATTAGATGGTAGCATCCCTTCTGCAACTGATATACCATTTAATGATGTATTATTTAAATTAGTTGTTGAATAATCTTTAATTCCTGCCATTTAGTCTCCTATAAACCAAGCATATGCTTTATTGTTTTCTTGATTCTTTTCATTAATAAGTGTGTTTATAGCTTCTTCAATTTGTCTTTGAAAAAACTCTTGAGTTTCAAAACTATATCTTACGTTATCAACGTCTGTTCTATCTGTCATCTTAATCCTGCTCTTGATGCAACTAGATCAATACCTTGAGCATCTGACCAAGCTACACCACTAGGTGTTTTAACATTAATTTTAACATATCTTCCAGATTGTCTTACTGGATTGATACCAGTTGAGTTCATAGATATTTCACTAGACTCATTAACATTATCTGCAAGTCTGTCTCTAGTTTTAATAGTAACACTTGCTTGTGCATCTACTATTGGTCTAATAGATTGTATATTACTTCTAAAACCAGGAAACAATTCAACTTCACTTGTTTCTAGTTCTCCTTGATTTGCAGTACCAGAAAAAATAGCTGCTTTGTATTCGTTATCTATTGCACCAAGTAATAATTGTCCACCTGACCAAAAATCTGTATCTAATGCAATATTAATCTGATCTAAGTTTTGAGATATAATATCCATCAACTCAACTGTATAAGCTCCTACAAATTGAGAAAATATTGTACTAGCATTTGTATTTGCTAAAGACCATTTTTTAGTTGCATAGTTATAAATTAATATTCTATCACAAATACCAGTTGTATTACTAGTATTGTTTGAGCTAGGATATAACCATAATGCTAACTGGTTAAATGGATCAACAGCAGCACATATTCTATCACTAAATGCTTTGTTTAAATCTGTATCAAAAAATCTGTTTACTTTTTCAGCACCAATAGAGATAACTTGATCTCCATTAATTTCAAAAAAACCATCATCAGCATAAAAGAATACACGTCTATTATCCTGACATACTGTTCTACCATATACAGCTCCTCTATTAGGAGATATAACTGATAGTCTAAATACTGTTGCACCACCAACATAGTCCATTCGGATTATTTGGTTTTGTCTAAATACATAACCGATCTCTCCAGAAGTTATATGTACTATCTGTCCACCAGAACCTGGAAGGTCTTGTGAATCTGATTGTTTAGTACCAGGAGTCCATTCTGAAATATCGTTAATTCCTGACCATTGTATTGTGTTAGATCCTGTTGTCAAGTTACCAGTAACTAAAAAATCCCTAACTACACCTGAAACTCTAAAATTAGGAACACCAGATCCTAATGAAGATAAATTAGCAAAATTAGTAGATGTACCCATTAAAAAATACTGAGGTAAATCCACACCATTTGAAGCTATTACATAGTTACCAAACTGAGTAAAAGTCCAAAAATCTGTATTACCACCAGTTAAAGATCCTTTTCTTGATGTAAAAGTACCACCATCTAGTTGATAAATATCTGTATTATTAGCTACAAAGTTATAAACATTGTTAGCATTATCTCTAAAAGATCCAGCTCCTCTTGAGTCTGTGCTTATATTATTTGATGAATAGTTTACCAATGAAGGAAATCTTTTATAAGAATTTAAAGCATAATAAACATTGGTAGCAACATTAGCTCCAGGATTCATATGCTGTGGTTGATCAGGTAACCATTCTCCAAAAGGTATTTGCATAATTATTTTCTTCTATAAAATGATAAATCAGTTCCAATATCTGTTCTTTGTACAACTGGTGCACCACCATAAGAATCTTGTTGGTCATTATTCTCAGCTCTTTCCATAGCAGCTGAATACATACCTAACCATTGTTGAGCTTGATTAGGCTCTATGCCACCTAAAAAATTAGCAGCATGATATAATGATCCATATAAATAAATAGCAGGATGATTTAATAAAATATAATTAGTTGTATTGCTATCTGATAATTCATTAAAAGCTTTGTAGTATTGTAGATAGC